TTTTTTGAAATAATCAAATGAGACATAACCTATAGGGTTCACCTATAGGTATTTAGATAGAGTTTCTTAACCTCTTTCTATGTAATCTACTCCGTTGGTGGTAAATCCAACTACTCCAAGTGAAAGTTTGCTGTTCAGGGACAACAACTGCCCTGCAAGGATTTCGCAAAAAACTTCCTGTTCTACTTCTCCTTCCCCATTTCTAGGAATACGAATAGATTTGGTATGAGTTAGACCAGCATCATTGGTGTAAACCACATCAACTTGCGTATCAGACTCAGTATATTCCGAAACTGTGTATGTGCTAATCATTTTTTCATTTAGTCTACGTTAGGTATTTAGTTAAAACCAGCTTGAAATCTTTGCCATTCAATAGCATTTTTGATTTGGTAGGTCCTATTTGCTACCGTTTTGATAATTTCCTCAAGAAATTTAAGGCAAGTGTCGTAGTAAGTGATTTTCATATCAATCTTACACATCTTATCATCTGCTTCCAAATACTTCTGCAATGCATCCTTTTCCCTGATTTTATATGGGAAAGGTTCTTGAGCGTATTCTTCTGAAGTCGCCTTACCAGTGTAGTACTTATATCGATCTAAACGAACTTGCTTTTGCGTTTCTCTTGCTTTTTCTCGAAGAAGAGTAATCGTGTTATAGATCGTATAATACTTTGAATGAAGTTGAGGAATTTTTAAAGATTCATCATGTAAATTATCAGGATCAATGATAGAGTCTTTCTGCCACATCTCCTGAATTTTTTCAAGATCCATCATAAAGGTTTGTTGAGCGTATCTAATAGATTATACACAGTATACTTGAAAAGCACCTCTGCTGTAAAGTAGTTGTAGTCCCCTTCATTTGCCTGGAACTCCAAAGACCCTAGAGATACTGGAAAAAGGTCTTTAAACCTAACTTTTATCGTATCGTTGAAATTACTGTTGAGAACATGGAGTGTTCCGTCACTGAAACCCTCATTGATGTCCTGCTGACCATCTGCGTTTGTTGTCTGAGTTTTATACTGCTGAGTTGTTTCGGGAAAACCTAGACCAGTTATCCATTTATGGATAGCACTGTAGTTTTCCATATTTTCGTCAACAATAAAAGATAACCTAAAATCTCCATAGGTTATCTTCTCCCCAGGAACATCAAGATTTTTTAGGTACGATGGTTGAATCGCCGTACCTAAACTAATTTCTGGAATGTTCGCAGACTGAGAAAAGAAATCTACTTTAGGATATTTCGCCAAAGTAAATTTGAATCCTATTGGAGATAGAAAATTTCTATTTGCTATCTGTTTGTCAAAAGCAGTTGCCATTATCAGTCAATAATCAAGCTGAACCAAGTTTCGCTCATACCCTTGACAATGCTGTCAGCACCTTCCTTATCTTCGGCATATCCCTCTTTGATAAGATGCTCAACAACTCTCTCATAGTGCTTGTTAATTTCTAAAGCTTCTTTAGGTGTTGGTTTCATTTTTTTATAGTCTTTAGTGTTATTTATTCTCCGCCGCCGCCGTCTCCGCCGCCGTTGGAACCTCCATTGCCATTGCCATTTCCATTACCATTTCCGTTGCCATTCTTTTTGGTTTCGGAATCTTCATTATCATCATCATTTCGATTTAGATATCTACCGCCAACAATATAGTTTATATGGCGTTTTCCCTTAGGAACACAATATCCAAGTTTTTTATCAAATCTATACCCATCTGGGCAATTGGAAGTAAATTCTTTGAATGACTTCATAGTTGGGTTAAGTTGTAGTCCATGATCATTGCAAAGAGTTCATTTTTTGTTAATTGAAGAAACTCTTGTTCATCATGGGGTCTTTTTGGAGCGCCTGGCCACATCTCATATGCATATGAAATACTATCGTAGAGTGCTCTAACTTTATTAATATCTAAAGTCCACTCTACCGCCCATTGCTCCTCTTCGGATTCCATGAGAAAAAGATTCCTATAAAAAAGTATTTAGATACAAAAAAAAGAGGGTCCGAAGACCCTCTGAGAAAAACCTAGTGAATCCGATGGATCACATGAGGTTGTTGACACGTACACGTCTGTAGTAGCGGTTGCTGTTAGCGGTGATACGACCGAGACCAGCAGTGGTTCCTTCAGCGAATGGGTTAGCAACAAGACCATAACGAGTCTTGAATCCGATCTTAGGCTGGAAGGTGTTCTCGCCAACGGCACGAACCATCTGAAGAGGAACGTATGGGCAGTAGAACATACCTGCGTCATAAGGTGAAGAACCCTTATAACCAGCAACGTAGTACTGAGCAGCAGCAGAGTTTGCAGAATAAGGATCGATGTATACACGATACTTACCAGCAAGTACACCAGCGAAGGTGTTACCAGTGTCATCAACGTTGAGACCAGCGTTGAGTGCAGGGGTGTAATCGAGTACGCCTGCCATGGTTAGGGCGGAAGCAACGTCTGCGGAGCAGAGGATCATGTTGCCCTTTCCTCTACGAGTTCTTTGTGCGATTGCGTTAGCGTCGCGCTCGATTTGGAAGATAAGACCCTTGAACTTCTCAACACTCCAGCGTCCGTTGGAGTCAACGTCGAGGTCGAAAGTACCTTGAGAAGCGACGTTTGCTTGTGCGCCAGACTCAGCAGCCTTGTAGATGGTTCTGATGACTTCGCGGTTGATCTCAGCAAGAATCTCAGTAGAGAGAATGTTTGCGAGTTCTGCTTCAGCATTCAGACCGTGGATTGCCTTAAGGTCCTGAGCAAGTTCTAGCGAGTATTCTGCCTTCAGAGCACGGCTCTTAGCAGTAACGGTGACCTTCTCGATCGAGAATGCCATCTGGTTGAACTCGTCGCCAGAGGTGCCGAGATCTTCTGCATCAGCAGTGCCCATACCTTGTCCAACAGGATAGGTAGTTGCAGTCTGGGAACCTTCAGGGTTGAGTAGACCAGGATTGTTAGCAGAGTTAGGTCCAGTAGTACCGAAACCAACTGCCTCACCGCCGCCACCAGAGACGTAACGGGTGCCTTCGAGGTCGAATCCGCTGTTCTGACCAGCGTATGAAGTATCTGCTTCGTCGAAGAGTGCTTCTGCAGCAGAATCCATTGCGCCATACTTGGAGCGCATTGCGAAGATGAGTCCAGTAGGACCGTTCATTGGTTGAACACCAGCGAGGTCATATGCGACCAAGTTAGGCATAGAACGTCTGATCAAGGAGATCAGAACTGGGTCGAAACCTGCGACTGGTGAAGAAGCATCAGCAGAGAAACCTGCGGTGCTTGAAGTTGAATTGGTGTTAACATTAGGAGTTTCGGAAAGGAACTCACGCTCCTCACGAATTGCGTTCTCCTGGTTCTCTAGCAGAATAGCGGTAACCGCTCTACGATGTGAATCCTTGATTGGATCAAGACCATCATGATCGAGAATGGGTGCCCACTTCTCCTGCAGTTGTTCAGCGTTGAACATTTGCATTTGAAAATTACCTCTTTAAAAAAGTTTTAGTTTGATTATTATGATTTAGAAATCACTTTTTGGCGACTCTGCCAAGGGTGTTAAGATAAGATTCCATCAAAGATGAAACTTGTCTTGGTGCCTCTTCGACCTCTTCAGAGACGAGATCTGAGTCGTCTTTTTGAGTACCAGCGTTAGTTGGGAAATAAGACTCTCTCAACTTGACTAGCTTCTCACGATAGGTGTCTTCACTATCAAACTCAACATTTTCAGCGAGAGAAGCGAGTTTATCCTTCTGGGAAAGTGCTAGACCTTCAGCTACTTCTGCAAAAATTACATCAGCAACGGATTCTGCTAATCTGCGGTTTAGAGCAACGTTTCTTTCGATTTGCTCGTTGAGTTTATTCTCCATTTCATCAAGTTTATCTACCATACTCTCTAGTACATCATACTTGTCTTCAGGGATTGTTACATAATGTTCTTCAAAAAGACTCTTCATTCCACTGAGGAATGATTCGGTCATTTCGCTCTTGAGACCAGTCTCAATAGCGATCTGATTTTCGCTGATCCACTCTTCAGCGACATACTCCAAATAAGTATCAACTCTCTCAGTCAGTTCAGACTTGATTGTTTCTACTTCTTCTACAAGTGCTGCTTCATAAGCGCCTTGCATTTCTTCCTTGACGGTAGCAACTTTCTCTTTGATAGCGGTTTCAAAGATTGTGCGTGCTTTTTCTTGGAACTCCTCAGAAAGTTCTTCGCCAGCAATCAGAGCATTGAGGTCTTCCTCAACGTCGTATTGTGCTTCAGCAACAACTTCCTCTTCGGTTGTCTCTTCTTCTGCTTCAGCAACAACTTCTTGCTCTTCGCTTTCAGTTGCTTCTTCTTCAGAAACGACTTCCTCTTCGGTTGTCTCTTCTTCTGCTTCAGCGACGATTTCCTGCTCGTCTTCGATTTCAGTTTCGACTTCCTCAGCAGCCTTTGCCTTAGCATTGACTACATTACGGACCTGAGCAAGAGTTGCTGCAGGTTCCTTGAGTTTTGCCGAATCGTCATCGGGCTTATAGTTTTCTGGGGTAGGACCGCCGAGATCTTCAACAGGTACAGGTGCCTTTGGCATTGGATCTGCTTTGGCGGCTCCTTTGGTGACTACGTTTTCCATTTCTTGTAAATTGCTACCAACGGACATTTGACTTATGAGATTTTGTTATAATCTATATTTATTTATAAATTAAAGATTTGAGAGGAATTCGTTGAATAGATTCAACTTGTGCTCCTCCAATGCTTTTTGACTGACAAGAGTGTTAATTCTCTTCTCAGTTTGCTCAGCGAGTTTTTCGCGGAGGATTCCTCCCTCCCAAACCCACTCTTTTCCTTCCATAATTCCCTGAACAAAAGCATCAGGAGCGGAAGGGTCGGCAACGATATCAGCAGCAGTTGCTAACATGAAATCTTCGCCAACAATTTTATGACCTTCATTGGTCATCTTGAGTGAACCAACACCACGAGAAGAAACGCCTAGCATTACACCTTCATCAAGTAGAGACTTGGCAATTTTGCCCATTGGAGTCTCTAGGATTTGTGCCTTACCTTTGAAATTATTTCCCTCTTGGACGAGAGACGTAATTTTATGGGAGACACGATCGAGGTTAACGGTTGGACCATCGGGATGACCCAGTTCGCCAAGAGCACGACCCTTATTTACAAAGGTTTCGTTGTAACGTGCAACTTCTTTGGCAAGAGTCTCCATTGGATACATTCTTCCATTGCGATTTTTGATTTCGCCTTGGAGGAATACACCTTCAATGTATAACTTCTTACCTGCGCCTTTGCCTTCGGTAATGATTTTTACGTTTGAAATTTCTTCGGTGATGAGTTTCATTTGATTATCCAGTAAAACCTACTTTTGCTCCTTTTACATTTGCTGATGAAGCGTAAATAATATCTGCCCCTGCCTTTTCAAAAAATTCAACACGATCATCTGGTAGAGTTACAGTTGCGATACCTGAGTATCCAGAAGAAGTACTTTTTGCGATACTTACAGTTGCGTCAGCACCAGACAAGTTGATAACTCTAACAACAGTTGCACTATCAAGAGTTTTTCCACCTGCTAAGTTTGTGCCTAAAGCCTCTTCAGAACCAATTAATAGTGTTCTTGTCATCAGAGTTCTCCTTCTTCTCCTGTAGTTTCTTCATTGTCTTCTTCAGATTCAACAGACTGATTAAACATTGAAACTGCGACTT